CCTTCGCAGTCTTCTGTCTCCTCGTGAAACCGCGAAGGGGGGCCGGCCAGGTCGGGACCTCGGCGATGCTCATGATCGATCCTGTGATGGTGGTCGCCGCCGCGTCAAGCGTTATGTTCCCCGATGATGCGTTGGCCGTCACGACGCCAAAATATGCGGACTCCGAGCCCGAGTCGATCCCCTCCAGGGCGTTGATCACCGTGAAAGTCGAGCCGTAGCTCAGGACCGTCGCCGGCGTCGTGATTCCCGTTCCTGTGGAAGCCAGGGAGACGGCATAGCTCCCACCGACGGTCAGCCCCGAGACGTTCAGGTTGTTCCCGCTTCCACCGACAACTGTGATCACCACGTCGCCGGCATTCTGCTGGGGCTCAACTCCGAAGAGGTTGCTCTGGTTGATTCCGTCAGGCCCTCCCGGGTACAGCCACCCAGACGAGTTGTCGGCCCCGGGTTCGTAGATCGGCGTGTAGAGCTCCACGTCATACTCCACGTACAGCTCCCCGAGGTCCGTCGGAGCGGGAGTGACCCCTTGCGTGATCACGAAAAGATTCCCAGTGTCGTAGGTCTTGATGTCCGTCCCTGGGACCGGCAGGCCAGGCCTGACGAAATACTGCTTCTGTTTCGACAGATCTTCCGTCAGGGATACGTGACACGAGGGCGTCCATGGAGGTGAACGGACAGACCCTCGGTACGCCATGGCCTGCTGCTTCGTGGCAGGGGTGGGGTCGGCCGAGTCGTAGTCCACGCTCAGCACGACAGTCCCCGGGGTGCTCGTGGCAGCTTCAGTCTCGTAACAGAACTTCAGCTTCTTGAACTTGTAGGACTCAAAGTTCTTCGCCACATTCGAGAGCCAAGGGAAGGATCCCTCTTGCCCGGGGTTGATCGGGAGAGAGTACGCGAAGAAGGCCGACGGCGGGGGCCCGATCGGTGCCTGAATGTCCTGAATGTACTCTCGGTGGACGATGCGACAATCCCCATTTCGCATGGTGATCATCTTGGGTGGGCTCGAACGTCGAACCTGCCCCTTGGCAACTGAGGCAGACACATCGAAGCCTCCCGCCTGGATGTCGTTACGTCGCATCGCAGCAGTTGTCCCCGCCGGATTGAAATTCCGGGGCTTCTGCTGTTTCTTGCCCTTCTGTTGCGGGCGCCCCTTAGAAGAGGGCTTTGATTTCTTGCCGCCTGGCATGATTTCGAGGTTTCTATATCTAGCACCTCCAACGTTTCAAGAGACTATCCAAATCGAATAGTCCGCAAGTAAACCTGCTTGACCAGAGACTGTTCATCCCCACCAACGGACGCTCCGTCCACCCGTGCAGTCGTTAGACGTTCCGCCTGTCTACGGCTCTCGGGGTCCTCAGACCGAGGCTTAGTACGCAATTCCGAGCATCACATGCTCTATGGGTAAGCGTTTTGGGTGGTTTACAGATGGGGACACTTGCGTAGTACGACGCTCTTCAGCGGGATACAAAGCCTCCCGGCCTGACGGCGACCTCACAGGCCGCCGGTCGGAGGAAGCGGAACGCTTCCCTGAACTGCCAACTCAACCCAAGTCCCACGGGATCGAGCGGCATTGGGGACATCTTGAACACTGCTCATGCGCTTGGCAGCAGTGATGCCCCCGGGGAGTACTGTCTGAAGCCCGAGCGTGAGAGTGCCCCGACTCATTGCTCGGATCTGGGATTCATCCAGAATCTTCTCAGTCTTCAGACGGAACAGCGGTGTGAGCCTACCGTGGCAACGGCACCCTGCCGCCCACTCCTCCCGGATCTCACATGTGTGTGTACAATCATCACGCACGATCCGCCGATCCCAGGGGTCGCGGCACTCTGTGCAGGGGACAGATCGCCGGACGAGCTTTTGGACGCGTTCCGGGCACTTCTTGG